GTAGAAATTTCATTAGAGGATAACGGTTGATAAGTTTGTTTGTAATGCCTAATAAAAGAAGTAATAAAGGAAAAGCTTCGAAAGATGTAAAAGTTACAAGTTCAGACACTAAAACAATTAACGGTGGTTCACTAAACGATGAAAAAGCTAACTCGATTTTAGACGAAGCGTTCAACTCACGTCAAGTCAACGATTCTGGCGATCGCTTGATAACGTCAAGCTCTAAGATAGTTAACAATGTTCTACCAGGTCCTGAAACATTCGCAGAAATTCGTGATAGTAAGAAAGATGGCACTGTTGTGAGAGGTGAGAATCAGGCTATATTGATTGATGTTAATAATGATGTGAGTGGTGCAACAGCCGAAGCGTTTTCGAAGAGCACAACTCAACCGCTAGCTGCTGCTAATACTAGGGAGCTTCTTGAGCAATCGCGATTGGCTGCATCTGAAGGATTGAGAAAGGTGATACCTACAAAGGAGTTGCTAGTTGCTGCCTATCTTGGTCCAGATGCTGATCGTTATGATGCTGATCTTGACGCGCTTAGTGCTGCTCTGATAGTCGGACAAGATGAAGTTAGAAAGATCAGAAGCGAGAATCTTGAGATTAGGAAGATTGGGATAGGTAGTCCAAATCTTGAAGTAATCACCTCTAACAAAGGTAGGACGGCTAAGTGCGCTATAATACGTGAGAATGTTGGTTTTATGAAAATCAAAACTGGCATAAATAAGAACATTCAATGTCGTAAATTGGCAAAAGCTCTGTTGGATAGATATGGCTTGACTTCACCCTTCGTCATTGACATCAGCAATATGGTTGAGACTGTTGTTTACGATAACTCAAGCTACTCCACAGCTGGTTACGATTATAAACAAATAGTTGAAGCGCTCAATGCTACGCGTAGGTTCAGAGGAATGCCAGAACTACAACCACGTGAGTTAACTGAAATAAGATCTGATTTGTTAGTGACCGATGGACCTGACAGGACGTCAATAAGTACACTGTATGATGGAACGATCAAGGCTCAAATTATTAAAGCAGCTGCTTATGAGTGGGAGCAGGACATAATATCTTTACCAGAGTACATCAGACGCATTAAGCTGAGTATACCAGAAGGATACAGGATTAAGGAATATTCACCTAAAGAGATGAGGTATGGTAAGGTTTATTATAGATTCAGACAGGCATCACTGCGTATGCTGCTTGATATGTTAGGTGACGAATGCTCTGATTTCTTTATTAAACGTTTATACCTTGATATCAAACATAAGTTACCAGCTACTGCATCTTCAACTACTTCAGTTGTAGCCGCTATAGCTCCCGATGTCAGAGTATCATCAACGACCACTAGTTTAGCTAATTCATTCCTCAGTGCACTTAAGTTGACTGATATCGAGAATGTTAGAGCTCTCTCAATTTTGTGTGCTGTGTTCAAGAATCTGCAAATCGAAATAAACTTTACAAAGAGGTCTGGAAATGCTGGGATAATGGACATGATAGCCGCAACGTTTGCTTTGCTCTTCTTTCCTGATCATTCAATCTCGGATGCGTTGTATTTATCCATTCTTAAAGTGATTGCCTCATTCTTAGGTAAACGCGCCATCCAAGATTATCGCGATTACAATAGTGTTCAAATGCGTGATGAGTTGATTGGACTGAATTGGCCTTTCATTAATAGATGTACTCCCGAACAGTTGGAGTTGGAGGGGTCACCCTTCTTCTCGAATGGTGAAATTGGGCGATATGACATACCATTAAATATTAACTCTAGAGGCAAACACGTTCTGGGTGACATCAGTCGTGAGCTTAGAGCTATGTCTAGAGAACGTTGGAGGGATAATAACTCTTCAGTTGGCCTGCTAGTTTCGAGTGTTTTAAAATTCGCAATTTCAGCTTGCTATGACCTATTTGACACACACATAGACGTTGTCGCCCATATTCGTGCTATGGTTCCGAATGAAGTAGCCGAAATGTTAGACCATACCAGAGGCACATATCAGATTGAACCATCTTCTCTTGTATCATATATCATGCATATCGGCAAATGGGAGATAACTGACACATTCGTTGATGAGATCGATGTGATGGCTGAAAAGAGGTTGAGTGAATACCATCAACTAGCTCTTGATATAAGTGAAGCTATTAACATCACTCGTACCATTATTTCTGAGACTAAACCAACCAACGCTAGACGTTTAGCTTACACTAACGCTGTCGTGCGTTATGTCGATCACATGTGGGGAAAAGAGTCTGCTGATGGTAAACAAGGTATAAGTAGTACATTGGGTTTATTGTTAGGAGCTGCAGCTGGAGCTGATTTAAAATCTGGTTATAAGCGTTTCTTAAATGATTTATGTACTCGTAATGACGCCACTCCAGCCGATGAGCCATTATACCGTATAATGGAGTCAGTTACGAAGATTGTTGAGAGTAATCTCTCAGCGTTTGGCATAACTGAAGAGATATTAATATGTCCGAAAAGACATAGAATTGAAACTGATGCAAGATTTAATGGTATATTCAGACAGAGTCCATTTGTTGCTACAATGCCAGTTGAATATAGAAGAGTTCATTATACTGATTTACTCAAAATGGGTGCGCTTGAGGCGGCTAAAGTTATAAGCGTCGGAGTTATAGTATACGGAGTGCCTTTTAACTACGAATACCGTATACATTCAGGTGACAGTAGTACGGTCAGTGAGAAGCAGTTTGTTAATCTCGATACGAATGGAGTGACATTAGGTGAGTTGGAATGGGATATATATTTTGATAATGGTCATAATGTTGTTGCTGAGTGTGATGACATCTTTGGACTTGGCTATAAGACTATGATTGTAACACCACCGAATCTACAGCCAATTGATAATTACAATGAATATAAAGTTAAATACACTAGTGCGGATGATGAAGCTATTTATATTAATGATCACATTTACATGTACAAACGAACTTAATAAAGGTTGTTACCTCGCAACCGTTAGTGCAAACCTCTACGTAAGCATGTGGTAGTGCTTACGCTTTGTTGAAGAAAAACTGAC